CTTGTTGCCGCAGTTATGGCTACCGGAGCCTTCATGGAACAGCCGGAAGAATTCTCGGCTGAATTGTTTATTGGCTAACACAGCTTTCCGGTTTCGATTTCCCGCGTCCGAGCCGAGATGTAGGACTTGATAAGAGCCTTCACTTCAAGCCGCAGGTGTTCCGGCACATAGACTTCGTTCAAGGCTCTCATGTTCTTTTCCTTCATGCGTTGCTTGAACTCGTTTTGGCGTTGCAGGACTGACTTACCCATTTCATTCTCCTTTGGTAGATTCGGTGACTTTGAAACCTGCGCGGAAGTTGTCGCGTCCGGCACGATAGGCTTGGTGCGCTTCGCTACCGTTTCGTGGGAGCCACTTCGGGCAAGGTTGACCGGCTAGGCCGATGCGGTAGGCATTGCCGACACAGCCCTGACTGTGCAGATGGATGTCTGCAATGGTCGGGTTGTCGCGTAATCTCTGGTAGAGTTCATTCTTTCCGTTCATTTCGTTCTCCTTCGTAGATAAATCCCGCCCCGATGTGGGGCGGTGTATTTAGTTGGATGCCATTATTTCGATGTCGCCCAATACTTTCTTTGCTTTTCCAAGTGCTTCATCAATCGTAGCGGAAGCGGAACGTGCGCTTCGGCCTTTGCCTTCTGCCCAACCATGCCAGAAAAACCCTTTGCGGTTTTGAGTGATTGAACCAACGCGGGAACCTTTTGCTACTCCGCTACGCTTAACCAGAATAATTGCATTCATTTCGTTCTCCTTCGTAGATTCGGTTCAACATGAGCCGATGTGTGAATGTTAAAGAGTAACAAATAGAAAGTCAACATATTTTTCATCTTTTTTTGCGATATATTGCAAACCACAATATCTTGTGTTTTAATCGCGCAAATCATACAAGGGGCATTTCGTGGAAGCACGAAACCGACCATATCCAGAACAGCGCAACAAGCGCAATCCTCCGGTTCCTGACAAGGACAACGGCAACCTGCATTTAAGGATGCCGTATGTCTGTCAAATCTTGGGCAACTCTCACTCTTAAATCGCTGGACGATGAAAACCGGATAATCACCGGCATTGCCAGTACCCCATCAACTGACCGGATGGGCGACATCGTTGAACCCAAAGGCGCGAAGTTCAAGCTGCCTTTTCCCCTGCTATCCCAACATGACCATCACAGTCCGATTGGCGAAGTCTTTTCCGCCAACGTGACCGGCAAGGGCATCGAAATCTCGGCGCGTGTTCCAAAGGACACCGGCCTTGACTACGTTGAAACCGCCTGGAAACAAATCAAGGCGCGTCTGGTGCGCGGCCTGTCTATCGGGTTCATGCCCATCAAGGCTGTCGCCATTGACCCTGACCGTCCTTGGAAGGGTATGCACTACAAGGAATGGGAGATGTTCGAGTTGTCGGCGGTAACGATTCCCGCCAATGCCGAATGCTCCATCCTTTCTGTCAAGAATTTCGACCTTGCCGCAGCCGTGGCCGATGGGTCAAATACTGTCCAGCCGGACGCAAACACTTCCATTCAACGCGCCAAGGCAGCAATACTCGCCGCTAAACGCGCAACTAGGAGATAAAAATGAACCTGTCAGACCGTATCAAAGCGGCAGAAGCCGCCATCATCGCCAACAAGGACAAGCTGGTCGAAGTGACCAAGAATCTCGAAGCAACTCCTGATGACGATTCCCTGCTGGCACAATGCGATGAACTTTCCGCACAAGTGGAACAGCAAACCAAGTCTCTCGAATCCTTGAAGAAGGCAGAATCCGCGCTGGCCGAACGTGCCGCCGCACAAGCCCCTGCCGTCATCAAGTCTTTCGACAACCGCGAACAGAAGCCTTTTGCGATTCTGGCAAAACAGGCATCCATCGCCCTGATTGCTCACCAAGAGCGCAAGACCGTGGAGCAAGTGCTGGCCGAACGCTTCAAGGGCGACCAAGTGGCATCCGCCATTGTCAAGACCGCCGTTCTCGGTGCTGACACCACCACCGCAGGTTGGGCGGCGGAGTTGGTTCGCAACGATGTGGCTGGTTTCATCGAAGCACTCAAGCCGGTTTCCGTGTATGCCGGTCTTGCCGGTTTCGGTACTGCCATTCCTTTCGGCAACGCGAACACCATCACCGTTCCGCGCCGTGGCGTGACAGGCGGCTTGGCTGGTGCATTCGTTGGCGAAGCCGGTGTGATTCCGGTTGGCCGTTCCAGCTTCGGTTCGCAAATCCTTGAACGCTACAAGATGGCCGTCATTTCCGTGTTCTCGCGTGAATTGTCGCGTGTCAGCACTCCGCAAATCGAAGAACTTATCCGTACCGGAATGCTGAATGACACCGCCGTTGCTCTGGACACCGCCCTTCTGGATGGTGCTGCCGCCGTTGCCGGTGTGCGTCCTGCCGCCCTGACCCGTGGTGCTGCTACTGCGGCCGGAACTGCCGGTGGCGACATTGATGCAGTTGTGGCCGACATCAAGGGCATGGTTGGCACGATGGTCGCCGCCAATACCGGCGCGCGTCCTGTGCTGATTGTTCCGGCCACAAGCAAGCTGAACCTTGGCTTGATGCAGAACGCAATGGGCGAGTTCTCCTTCCGCGATGAAGTTGCGAACAACCGTCTGTTGGGCATTCCTCTGATTGCCAGCACTACCGTTCCTGACGCAACCGCCATCCTGGTTGACGCTGCCTACTTCGCAACCGCCTTCGGCACACCGGAGTTCGATGTTTCCGACACCGCGACCCTGACGATGGCGAATGCCGATGGTACTGCGCCTACTCAAGCAATGGACAATGCCGGTGCGCTCGGTACTGCCGGTCAAGTCCTGCCTGACCGTGGTATCAGCGTTCATGGCGGCGTGTCCGGCGCGGCCTCTGCCGGTTATCAGGCACAGTCCATGTTCCAGACTTGGCAATCCGCAGTTCGGATGGTGATGCCTCTGTCGTGGGGTGTAATGCGCCCACCGGCAGAAGCCGTGGTCACTCGTACCGCTATCACTTGGTAAGCCTCTCTCCCCGCTTCGGCGGGGGGTTTTCAATGGGCATTCAACGAGTGCCTATCGCAAACCAAAGGAGGCCGATATGCTGGTATGGAACGGTAAGAAATTCCTGAATGTAAGCCGAGAATACGGCGACCAACTGATTGCCGATAAAAAGGCCATCGAAGTCATCCCCAAGAACTGCAACAAGAAACTGCCGACACCGGAAGAAATCGCCGCAAGTGGCTCCAAGGCAGAACCGCAGACCTACATGACCCGCAGCATGGAAGCAGAACCCGCGAAGCGTGGTCGGAAACCGAAAGCCGAGCAATGAAAAAGTCGAAGAAGAAGCAACTGCTTCGTGACGGTTACGACCCCGCAGTTGTGGCGCGTGACCCTTGGCAGTTCTGGCAAAAGGGTCTGGACACCGAGCCGAGGCGGTATAGCGGCTCCGTAGCGGCGGCAGAAGGCGGCGTTGATGCCTATGCCCAATCCGTTGCACAACTCGCGCCTGGACATTGGCGGCGTATGCCGGACGGCGGGAAGGAGCGCGTCACCACTTCCGCCCTGTCGCGCCTGATGCGTAATCCGAACAGTTATCAAACATGGTCGGACATGATGAACTTTCTGGCTCGGCAGCTTGTGTCTCATGGCAACTGCTTTGCCGCCGCCATCCGCAATGACCGCTTCGAGATAACGCAACTCCACCCGATTGCCGTTGGCAACTGCCATTACTATGTCGAGCCGGAAACCAAGGAACTGTTCTACTTCGTAAATGCGCCCGACTTGGTTGAAGGCGAGAGCCGCTATGTCCTACCGGCGCGTGATGTCCTGCATATCAGGCTCTATACCCCGCACCATCCGTTGCAGGGCGTGTCGCCCCTGACCTATGCGGCGATGGCGATGTCGGCCAGTACCGCCCTGTCCGGCCACATGGCGCAGTTCTTCAACAACATGGCGCGTCCTTCGTTCATCCTGTCCACCGATGAAAACCTGAAACTTGACCAAATCAAGCAACTGCGAACCGCGTGGGAAGAACAGTCAACCAAGATGGCTTCTGGTGGCGTTCCCATCCTTGCCAACGGCTTGAAGGCACAGCCCCTTGGCCTGAACTCGCAAGACGCGCAGTTGGTCGAGGCGTTCAAGATGACCGTGGAAGATATTGGCCGCGCCCTGCGGATTCCGCTACCGATGCTCGGCGTGGCGACCACCTATGCTTCCACCGAGGAATTGCTTTCGTTCTGGCTGTCATCCGGCCTTGGCTTTCTGGTCAACCATATCGAAGCGGCTTTTGACAAGTTCTTCGGCCTTCCTGCGGATGAATTCGTGGAACTGGACACCGATGTCCTTCTGCGCGTTGACCTGAAATCGCGCATTGAGGCATTGGTTCGAGGCGTACAGGGCGGCATCTACACCATCAACGAGGCTCGGCGTGTCGAGGACAAGCCCAAGGTCGAAGGCGGCGATGTGCCTTACCTGCAACAACAAATGGTTCCGATTGGCTGGCATCCAGAAACCCAAGCCGAAGAAACCGGAACGCCTGTCGCGGCTCCTGCGGCTGAACCTGCGCCTGAAAAAGAAGCCGATGCAGAAATCACCAAGGCTCTTGTCATTGACCTGTTCCAGAAAAAGAGGCTGGCAGCATGATTGAAAAAGCTATTGTCGCGGCGATAGAGCCGGTCATTGATGAACTTCTGGCATTGCAGAAGAAGATTGAATCCATCCCTGCGGGTGCAGACGGCAAGGATGGCATTGATGGCAAAGATGGAAAGGATGGCCTTGATGCGCCGGAAGTATCGCCGGAAGAAGTCGCAAAATCGCTCATTACCAACGAATCATTCTTGGCAACCCTTAAAGGCAAGGATGGCGTTGACGGCAAGGACGGCAAGGACGGTCAGGACGGCAAGGACGGCGAGGACGGCCAAGACGGTACTAGCGTCTATCCTGATGAAGTCACTAGCCTTCTTTTGCAGGACGATGGCTTTCTGGAAAAGGTCAAGGGCGAAAAGGGCGCAGACGGCGACACCTTCAATCTGACAGGCGGCTTCGACCCGACCAGGACGTACCGCAAGGGCGACATCTACATCAAGGACAAGGCGACATTCCTTGTCGGGGAAGAACGACACCACATGATTGTTCCGCGTGTCGTGTCCGAAAAGGAAATCAGGGAGATTGTCACCAAGGCCAACGGCGACCTTGAGGCTTCGTTGATTGGCCTGATGACCGACTACACGAAAGAGGCTACGCATGGACTTGAAAAACGTCTTGATAATCTCACCGCCGAAGTCGCCAAAGAGTTCAACTTCAATACTCCAACGGATGAAGAAAGCGTTGCCATTCGCATTTATCGTGGCAATTATTCAGACGGCAGCTATCGTGCTGGTGATGTGGTTACAACAAGCGCAGGGCTGTATATCGCTTTAACCGATACCACTTCACATCCCGCCGATGGCGAGGCTTGGGAACTGATGCTTTCCAAGTCAACCGGCAGCAAGGGCGGTAGCGGCGGTGGCGGCGGATTGCCGACCACAGGCGGAACGCTGACCGGCGACCTGAACTTCGCCTATGGCGGCGGCAC